CTTTGCCGCTTCGTGCAGCGTCCCGAGAGCGCTGGAAAAACTGGCAGCGCTTGCCATCTGGCAGGCCAGAACAGAAAACGACAAGTTATGCTTTTGATATATCGGAAAAAATCCTGTTTCTTCGACAATCTCGTCCTTGACATCATCAATGATGAGGGCCGGCAACTGACTCGCCGTCAGCAAGTGAAGTGGCTGCAGGTAAGCGCCAGCAACGCCAGACACGGCGGCCAGGTGCGTTTTGATTGCGGCCAGGATGCGGTCTGCTACATCGGCCATTACGCGGCCTCCAGCCGGCACAGATCAATCCCCGTGCCGTCTGCCTCGATGCTGACCACGGTGTAGGTCGTGCCGCCAATCAGCAACGTGTTGCCGCGCGCCATGCCTACCGAAGTCAGGCAGCGAAAAACCGGATCGTTGCCGGCGATGATACCGAATGCCTCGCCGTAGGATTTGTCAAACAGCCCGACCACCTGCCCGGAGCCGTTGCGCGTTGCAACAGTGTCAGACAGATGGTCGATGACCGCATCATTGATACGGTCCCGGAGGGCTGCAAACGGCGCGGTCACTTGACGACGGTATTACGCGGTCTTGGTACCAGGAACACCTGTGAACTTGACCTTGATACTTGTCACACCGTTGCCGGCCGCCTCGAAAGCGACAGCGGCGCCGACCGTGATGTCGCCGGAGGCCGGGGTCGCCAGGTTGTCGTCGAAGGCTGCGGCCGAGGCATCCCAGGTCAGAGATTCGCCCTGAGCGATGACTGCGCCGGAAACCTTTGGCACGGTGAATACGCCAGTGATCTGCACCGGTCCGGTCGCGCCGTTGGCGATGTCGGTCAGGCAGACGCCGAGAATATTGCCGATGGCGACGACTTGACCAGAGGTTTTGTCGGCGCCTGCGGTGTAGTCGATGACTTCACCGGGTTGAACGAAATTAGTTGCCATTTTTTTGCTCCTTGTCGTGTTCAGTTCCGGCCAGGCGGGCGGCCCGGCCGGGTTTCATCATGCGCCGGCGTTGGTGACAGCGCCGCGGTAGTCAATGGCCGCGATGCCGAAGTCGAGGCGTACCTTGTAGCGCGCGCCATCAACATCGAAACCGTCTTGGACCTCGAGGTACGGATCGGAAACACCATCGAGGAATGCGACCTCGATAACAGGAGCCTCAGACGGGTTGGCGAACAGATAGCGGCGGGTTCCGGTTATGCGCGGCGTGTCGACCACATCGCGTACGAGGTTGCGCACGATGTTCGGCTTCTGCAACTTGCCGGTGGTGTCCGGGTCGTACTCGGCGCCGATGATGCCGCGCGCCGTGCCGCCAAGAGACAGCGAGACAAGCAAGACGTCGGCCATCAGGTTCAGGTAGTCGTTGCCGCCGACATCGCGCTGGCCGGCCAGAGCCACACGGTCAAGGTCGAGGGCGGCCATGCTGATCGCGGCGCCGGTCGTCAGGTTGTTGTGGTTGGCATGGAACAGCGTGTAGCTGTCGCTCATTGTCGGGCCAAGGCCAGCATTCAACGCGAGCAGGGCGTAGACGTCGGATTCGACCGTGCGGGCAGCAGCGCGGCCAAGGTTGGCGGCAAGGCTGACGAAAGCACCCAAATCGTCATTGATGACCGCCTGGCGCGACAGGTTGATGATGTTGCCCTTGGTGCCGGCGGTGATGCTCGACTTCTCGCCGTCCGGGATCGTCTTGTTTTTGAACTCGCCGAGTTCGCCGACAGAATCCAGATTGGACAACGAACCGACACGATAGCGGCTGTGTGCGCGGAAGTCGGAAACAGAGCCTTGATTGCAGAACCGCTGCCAGGTAAGCGCCTGGGTGGCATAAGCCGCCTGCAGCGCCTTGTGCATGGTGTTCTCGAGCAGGACCGGGAAGTCGCTGGTCGATTGTGTGAAAGTTGTGGCGACCACTTCCATCTGGTTCATCCCGGCGGTCTTGATGCCGGCGCGGTCAAGCGATGCGCGGGCGAGGTCGACCAACTTGGCGCCACGGTAGGGGTTGCTGGAATCGACGCGGATCGCGGTGCCAGACGAATCACGCAGGCCGGCACGGGCGAGCAGCGCGGTAACGGTCGCGGCGCGGCGATTGTCGGTTTCGTCTTCCATCGTCTCGACTCGCGGGTGGGCGGCGTGCGGGGTGAGCGGAGCCGAATCCTTGCCGAGGTGGGCCAGGATGCGGGCCTGCGCCTGCTCGACGGTGATTGCCGGGTCGGCCAGAATCTCGGTCTGCATGGCGGAAACGCCATCACGGGAAGCGAAGGGCTTGAACATGGCCAGGATCTGGTCGTTCATTTCCTTGCTGCGGGCAAAGGGTTGTTGCGGGGCGGTAGTGGCTGCCGCCGAAGTGACTTCAGGCATGACTTTCTCCTGGTTGATGCCGGCGGCTGCCGGCGGGGTAGTAAAGCGGGTGAGATCGTAACTTTTGACCAGCGAAGCGGCGACGGCGACGGCTGGGCCGACGGTATCGGCAAATCCTTCGGCGTGCGCTTCGGCGGCGGTGAACCAGTGGTCCTTGCCGTCAGTCAGCAGGGCCATCGCTTCTGGCACGGATTTCCCTGATTTCGCGGCGTAGCTTGTGGCCATCGCAGATGCGTATTTGTCAAGCACGTCAGCTTGATCGCGCAACTCGGCAGAATTGCCGACGGCGATGCCCCACGGCGCGTGGATCATCAGCATGGCGTTTTCGGCCATCGTAACGGTATCGCCGGCCATGGCGATATAGCCGGCGCAGGAAATGGCGACGCCATCGACCTGTACATCGACCGCTGCCGGGTGGCGCTTCAATGCGTTGTAAATGGCCAGGCCATCGGGCACCGAGCCGCCGAAGCTGTTGATGCGCAGTGTTATGGTATCGGCATCGAGGGCGGATAACTCGCGGACAAGATCGGCAGCAATCACGCCGTTTTCGTCCCACTTGTCGCCGATGTTGCCGTAAATGTAGATTTCAGCGGATCGCGCCGCGGCGTCAGGCGCGGGGGCCAGCGCCTTGATGTCATACCATTTGAAAGCCTGGGGCATGGGAATCCTTCGTGAAGTTCGCCTAGAATGCTTTTTTAGGTGTCTCATTTCTCAACAGAATGAGACTTTCTAAACCGGCCGGCCTAAAGCTATCATGCCATCATCAGAATTTCGAGCAGTACGTCGTTGACGTCGGCGGTTGATTCAATCGCGGCGTGCTGCGCAACGTCGGCGGCAACCGCGATTTGCAGGCCGGCGACTGATTCAATGGCGGAATGCGCGTCAACTGCTGCGTCGGCATGGATCGACAGGCCGGCACTGGTGGAGACAGTGCAGCGCAATTCGAGCCAGGTATCGGCGCGTGACGGGGTACGACGCGGAAGTTTGCGCCGCGCTCCGAGGCGGCCTCCGCCTGTAGTAGCTGCCGGCGGCTCCGGCAACGCGCGCAGGCCGATGCGCGATAACAACGCAGGGGGGAATCCGACACCTAGCGCGGCAACCGCGCGCGGGATCAATCTCCCCATAGCCGTTGCACTGTCACCGTATCCGTGCCGGATACGTCCATCTGGATTCCGGCAACCTCGATGCGCGCGTCTCCGGTAGTCATCGCGTTGTCCGGATCGAGGCCGAGGCGCTGCCAGATTTCCAGAATCATCGTTGCCGGATCGATCGGATCCGGGTGCGTGGCGTCGGTGCGCTGGCAGATCACATCAGACCCCGCCACGGTGAACGCCAGTGCCATGCCTCCGGCCGTCATCGCCGCGTCGCTATTGACCGTCGGCGCGGCAGCGTTGAGGCCGAGGCGAGTCCAGATTTCCGCCAGGCGCAGGATGTCATCCGGAGTCAGGCTGGCGGCGGCTTCGATGTACGCCGATACGCCAGCCGAAACGGACGCTGCGGCCTGAATCGCCGAATCTATGCTCGACGTGGCGGCCAGCGCCTGCGAAACGACGGCAGACAGGCTGCTTGAACAGTCGCGCGGCGTGCTGATCGCGGCGCCGACGCTTGCGGATTGCGTGGCGCTGATTTGAACTGCCGAGGAAATCTCTGACGTTGTGGCGTGATCGGCGCGAATTGCAGCGGAGATGCCTGCCGATACCGTGTAGCCTTCGGCGGCAACAATCAGCGCGTCGACTGCAGCGCTGGCCGTCGATGCCTGCCTGATCGCCCCGGAAATACTTGCGGAAACGGCAAACGCCTGGCGGACGGCCGCCGATAGCGACGCGCTGGCACTGGCCTGCACAGCAATGACGGAATCGAGCGATGATTCTGCGGACGCGGCACGCCTGATTGCCGCGTCGATACTGGAAACAGCTTCGGCCGCTGCGAGAACGGCCGCGGTAAGCGAGGCTGTTGCGACAGACGCGCCAGGAACGACGATATACGCGCCGATGCTTGACGATGCCGTCAAATCGGTACGGACGGCGGCTGTGATTCCGGCGCTGGCGCTTGTCTGTGCTGCGATTGCCGCGGAAATATCGGCAGTTGCCGACCGCGCGAGACTTACGGAAGCGGCCAGGCTGGCGCTGGCAGTGTTTGCCTGACGGATCGCCGCGGTGACACTTGCCGAATGAGTGAGCGATGAAAGCACGGACGCCGAAAGGCTGGCGCTGCTGGTCTGCGCGACACTCACAGCGGCGGCGAGTGATGCGCTGCTGGTATTGCCTGCGCGGATCGCCGCGCTTGCCGTTGCGGTAGCTGTACGCGCTGCGGAAATTGCCGCACTGGCGCCTACAGTCGCCGCGTAGCTCACGGCGACCGCAGCGCTTGCTCCGGCGGTGACGTTTCGCGCAAGCTGGACGGCAGCGGCAAGCGACGCGCTCGCCGTTCTGGAAGTCTGGACGGCGGCGCCCAGTGATGCAGATGCGGAAATATCCGACCTGACGGCTGCTGTCAGGCCGGTTGTTAGCGCGGTCTGCGCTGCGATTGCCGCGGCAAGCGATGATGTCGCAGTGTTTGCCACACGAACCGCAGCCGAAGCGCTTGCTGTTGCGGTTCGATCCGTCTGAATTGCCGCCGTCGCCGATGCCGCAGCGGTTACGGACGCGCGGATTGCCGTTGAAACGCTGGCTGTTGCCGTGTTTCTGGCGGCGATCGCTGCGGCAAGCGACGCGGTAGATGTGTTCGACGTGCGGATTGCCGCCGATACGCTCGCATTCGCCGAACGCGGCTCCTGAATTGCTGCTCCGACGCTTGCGGATGCTGTCTTTGCGACGGCACCACCAGACGCAGGAATCTCGAACTGGACCCACGAGACCTTTGCATCGACCGTCGGCGCTTCTCCGAGCGCCGCTGCGCCCGGCAGAAGGGGCTGGAAAGCCCACGTCATGTCAGGCTACCTTGCGGATGCTCCACGGAAACGCGCGCCCCGTGCCAGCCGTCTGCTTGATGGTCATATCCCACCCGTTGAGCAGGACGAAAGACGGCGACGCCCAGAGTGGGTCGGACTGCGCGCCGGCCAGCGTCGCCAGCAGGAGTTGCCTGATCGTGTCGCCAGTACGGCACTTTTCCTTGATCCTGATCTCCAGCACGTCGCCGGCAACCATGTTGGCGAGGTCGATGAAAAGCTGATACACACCGTCGGTCGTCTCTGGCGAGGTGGAGTTGAGCGTGTGCTCGGTGCTGATCGTCGCCGTCTGCGATCCAGTTGCATGTTCGGAAATTGCCATGTCAGCCTCCTATGCCGATTGCGGTGACGTTGTAGCCGGAAGCCGGCGCGGTCGAGCAGCGGGCGCGGACGTAGATCGTGCTGCCAGCGGGGACGTAGCGGATGTGGTTACCGGATGCGATATTCCGGCCACGCAGAACCGACGACTTGATTTCCGCCGGGCCGTAGAAGAATATCGGCACATCCTCGAGGATGATCTCCTTGTTGCTGGCATCGCCATAGGCGAGATCGACCGACGTGTATTGCACCGTGATCGCGGCGTTGTCGACCTGCACCCCGATCTGCCACGACCAGAGGTCTTTGGCTGTCGTTCCGAGCGAGGTCCACGAGCCTTCCGCTGCATTGCCGGGCGTGATGCTGGTGCCGTTGCTGTTGGTAATCGTGCCGATGGTCTCGGAGTAGCTGCCACACGGGACCATCTCCGGGTTGGTTGGTCGCCCGAAGAAGTCGGCAACGACGCGAACCGTGCCGGCCGTGGAGTGGCTGCCCTGCACACGGACGGCGACGGAGGAGCCTGCATTGATGAAGATCGGGAATACGAACTCATCCCAGCCGGTCGTCACCGCCTGTGTCTGCCCGCAAACGATGTTGCTGATGATGGCCGTGTAGCTGGTGCCGCCCGCAGGGTCAACGCCGATGTCGAGAAGGTGGTTCTTTGCCTGGCCCGTGCTGTTGCCACCGCCGATGGCGATGTACATCAGTTGGGAGTCGTAGGCCATGTTGGCCGACGAGGCAACCTGCGTCCATGAGCCTTCGGCGTTGCTGGCCCCCGGTGTTACCGACGTGCCCGGCGTGCTGCTCGGCGTGGTGTAGTTGGAGAAATGCCAGAGGAAGGAGTTGATCTTTTTCGGGAGCATGTCAGGTCAGGGCGGAAGTGAACTCGACGCGCAGCGCCGAGTAGTCTGTGATCGAATCGGCCTGCCCGCCGGTGAGCGTCTGCGCGAAATCCTGTGCCGATCCTGTCAGCGAGTGCGGCCCCCATGAGGCAATCGTCGTGCTGCCCTGCTTGAGCGCGACGGCGATGGTTCCCGAGCCGGCGAGCAGGCGGTAACGCAGGATGTGGCCGCTACTGCTGGACGGGTCGCTGCCGGAGGTAAGCGCCAGCGTGCAGGTGGTGGCACTGGTCGCATAGATGTAATCCGTGTCGCTATACGCCGTCTCATCGACCATCGCGTAGAGGTCGCTGCCGGACGAAGGAAGCCAGCTTCCGGCGGCCACGTCGGATACCGGCGCGAGCTTCTGCGTCATGGATTCATGTCCTGCCTTGTCAAGATGATTTGATTCCCGTTCTGGTAAAGCCGCACGCCATCGATCTCGGCGACAAGCCAGCAAACCTCTTGCGCATTTTCACTGCCGGCGCCCTTGACGGCGCGGCGCTTGAACATGCGCCCTTCGCCGATCAGCGAGACGGTGATGTTTCCATCCGTGCCGATCTGGTTCCCAAGATCGTCGCGGGTGATCTCATGCACCACCGGCATCAGATTTCATCCCAGGCGAGCGTCAACGTCTCGCTCGGGGTGATTCCGCCGGATGCGCTGGTGCCAACGGTAAGCATCATGACCAGATGATCGGCCTTTTCGCCGGTGCTGGTGTAGGGGCCAGCGCCGAGCGTGAGCGGCGAACCGCTGGTATATGTGAACGCATCGGTGTATCCAGCGGTGCCCGTGGCTTCGGCCGGCGTCGTGTAGCTTGCGACCGCCTTGGCATACAGCGCGACCCCTGTGCCGAGGCCGTTTGACCCGTCCATGTAGGCCTTGACGTTGGTAATCTCGGTGTAGGTCCCGCCGCTCACATTCATGCGCAGCCACTTCTCGAAAGAGTAGTCGGTGCCAGCGCCCGGCTTAACCATCGGGTTGCTGGTGTCGACAGTGCTGTTGTCGGCATTCTTGAAGCGGATTGTCCCGCTCGTCTTGTCGGTCTGGGTGCCGCCGGCACCGTTTTTCTCGACGATCTGTACAGTTGCGGCCATTGCTTATCCTTTCAATTTCACGTTAAAACAGAATCAACTTTTTGGCTGCGACCCATCCGGCCGCAAGCGCGCTCGCGAGGCTGATAAACCACATGATGACTTTCCCCATGATGCGCGAACCGCGCCAGATCACTACCATGTATCGCTGTCGATGGTGAAGATGGCGCCCGAGTTGATGGTAAACGCCTCGCCCGCCGTCCGTGCGGCGCTGTCGAAAGTCTGCGAGGTGGTTATCGTTGCCACGGAAAGCGGATCTTTTTACGGGTCATTTGATGTGGTCCTTTGCCCAAACAAAAATCCCGGTAACGGCCGCAATCGCAGCCGACAGGCCGACCACGATACGCCCCATCAGCTTCGACCCGCGCCACAGTGTGACAAGTTCCTTGATTGCCGGATTCATTTCCGCGTCGAGGGCAATGTGCTGCGTCAGCATCTCGCGGATTTCGATCAACATTTCCCGCGTATCGCCGAGCATCTCCCGGTTTGAGTCAAGGCGCCTGTGCAGATGCGCGACGGCCTCGCCGTCAAGGGATCTCCGGTGGACGTGCTGAATATCGCCGTCGCAGTCATCAGGGTCGAATTCGCGCACCATCAGCGGCGCTCCGCCAGCATGGCGGTTTTCTGCTGGCTACCGTAACTGGTACCGAGGAAAAAGCCGGTGACTGACCCAAGGACAAGGCTGATAATTGACGATACGACCATGGCCTTGATTTCCGTTGTCCAGTCTGCGCCGAACAGAACGGCCGCGACGGTCATATAGACAAGCGGCAGAATTGCGAAGGCTACCCACAAGGCAGGCGATAGCCAGGGTTTTCCATGCGGCGTTGCGGCCTGATCAGCCTGCCTGGCGCCTGCAATGCCGCCCCCGCCTGCATCTCCCGCAAGCTCGTACCAATGAGCTGAAACGGCCTTGGCGTAAGTCGACGCCAGTTCCGGGTCGGCCTGCATGGCAGTGACGGCGCCCTCGGCGGTCGGCTGTTCCGTGACCGCCTTGGCAATCTCGACCGCGACTTCGGCAGCCTTGGCGTTTTTCTCGGTCTGCTCCCCGCTGCCAAAAATCCGAATGAGCGCGGGAGCAGCCTTGATCAGCGGCGGAAGAGCAGCAGCAACGAATGGAACCACGTCTTTTTCTCCTTCGGTTTTTGGAAAGGGTCGGGCACGACGGCAACCTCCCCTAAAACTTGTTTCGCTCGCTCGTAATGCGCTATGCGTTCGGCCTGGCCATTCAGCCCGCCGTTGATCTTGCGCGTGATCGTTTCAAACTGCCCGGCGTCGGCGTAGTCATTGAGCCGGCGGCTGTCCCAATACCAGCCGGCCGATCGGCATGCGAGGTCGGCGCGCTCCAGCATGGCCGGGTTTTTCGTCAGTGAATCGTCGCGCAGCAGCGCGCGCGAGCAGGCCAGGTAATTGGCGTATCCGGTGATCTGGATCAGCCCGCGGCCCTTGTAGTAGCGTCCCGGCGTCGTGCCGGCGAGTTCCGACAGCGCGATCGCATCAGGCCGCGTGTTGCCGAGGTCGGCGCGGTTGTCATAGGCGGCGCCGCTGGCGATTTCCTGGACGTAGCGCAGACTGCCGGACTCGTGCGCCAGTTGCGCCAGGAATGCCGCCTGCCGTTTTGGCGTCGAGATTCCGAATTCGTCCATCGTCGCATTCAGCGGCCCGATGAAATTGGCGATGCGCGCCGGCGTCGCCGACGGCATGATTTTCTGGAGTTGCTGCGCGGAAATCATTCAGGCGCCCCTTCCTGAATCACTGCGAAGACGAAAGATTCGACCAGAACGTCAGCATCCTTGACAATAACGCGCGTCCTGAATTGCATCTCAGGCGCGGGTTCTTCGTCGCGGTATCCTGCACTCCCGGAAAGCACGGCCAGCCCTTCCGAGTCATAAGCAACGAATGACGCCGGGACGCCATCGGCATCGGCGCGCGCGGGCGGAAACGGATTGGCTCTGACAGCGCCGCCGGCTGCTGCCGAAAAAGGCGGCTCGGCAAAAGCGCAGGAAGCAAGGCGCACGCCGTCCTCGTCGAGTACGTCAACGCGTCCGCCCGACATGAGGTCGGCTGCAACGTCGGCCAGGTTGTTGGCGGCCCAGGTCTCAATTCTCATCGTCTGGCTCCTCAATCTCGACTTCGCGGATTTCGACAGACCCATCGGCCAGGCGGCGCCCGACCTTCATGGTCGGCTTGCCAGGGCCGGGCATATGCACGGTGAGTTGCGGCGCGGGCTGTTCGCGCGACGCCAGGCTGGCCAGTGCGCTGCCGATACTGCGCTGGCCTTCAAGAAGCGCAGTTGCCATCAAGTCATCGCCTTCCGGCTCCGGTTCCGGCACAGGGTCCGGCTGCGGATCGGCGGCATTGACCGGAATGCCGCGGGCTTCCTTTTCGCGCAGCCAGCGGGCCTGCTGGTCGAGTACGTCAATCGGGTTCCCTCCCCGCTTGCGGATGATCTCCGGCCCCGAAACATAGGCGCGGTCTTCGAGCGCGGCCCAGGCATCGGCTTCCTTCTTCGGGTCGATCCACGGCATCTGCGGGGTGATGTAGATCGCGTCGCTGAGGCTGATGGCGATGACATCGGCTGGCACGCGGATAGCGCCGGACAGGACGGCCAGGGCAACGAACTTTTCCCAGACCGGGCGAACGATGCGTGAAGAGAATTCGTTGGACAGGGTGGCGTATGCGACGAAGCCCTCGACCAGTTCCTGACGCTGCGCGCTGTAGGTTCCGTCGTAGGTCTTGGCGATGCTGGAATAGGTCGGCCCGGTGCCACAGGCGATGGCCTTTATCTGCCCGCTGCGATAGGTTTCAAGATTCGGATTCGGCCGGTTGGTGTCGATCATGCCGATCTCTTCGCCAGGGCGGAGATCGTCAAAGATCATGCCAGGGCGCATTTTGAGTTGACGCTGCTCGGTATCTTCCGGCGCGTCGTATGCGTCCGGCGTACCCTTCTTGATAAAGGCTGCCATCGATGCGGCGACCTTCGCAGCGATGCGCTCGGACTCTTCGTAATCTTTCAGGTCGTCGAAGCGGTTGAGGACCGAGGCGAAAACGGACACGCCGCGCAACTGGCGGATGCGATGACGGGTAGCGAGGTGCAGCATACGGCCAGCGTCGATGCGCTTGGTCTGCCCGCCCCCTGAAGTCATGCCGAATCCGGTTTCGCCTGGCGCAACTTTGAGGACATGGAAGGCAACCGGGCGGCCCCAGGCGTTGATTTCAATCCCCTGCTCGATACGCGCGTTGCCGGTAGCGGCCGCAGAGAATTCCATCGGTACGTAATCCGGTTCCATCAATTCCAGACTTAGCGGTACGCGGGTGCCGTGGTCAAGCCACGGGCCGTTTCCTTCGACCAACTGCGCGAACACTTCGCCGTCACGAAACCATGTGCGCGCCAGCAGGCGCTGCGCGGCCGGCCAGTCGTGGCACCAAGTCACTTCCGGCTTGCGGCCCCAGTCTTTCCAAAGGTCAAGTAGCTGGCGCGCGAATTCGTCATGAATGCTGCCATCGGCACGGCGCGGTTGCGGCTCGACGCCGATACCGTTGGCGCCAACGACGTTCGCTACCAGAGTATTCAGGACGCCAAGGGCGATGTCGTAATTCTGCTCCATGTGCCTGGCTTGCTGGCGCAACGTGCTGCCGGCACGCGACACGGCGGCATTGCCGCTGCCAGTCTCGCGGCGGTTCTTGCGCAGGCGGTCGGAGCGCCCTGCTTCGTAGTAGGCCAGGATGCGCCGCGCGTGTTCGCGCTTGAGCGCTGCTGACGGCGAGACATACTGGACAATGCGGTCGATCAGGTTTGCCATGTTCAATCGTCCGAAAAGTCGGCAAGCTGATAACGCGGATAGACGGCTGTGCTGGCGCTCGCGGCTGCCAGTGCGCCACTGATTGCGGCACGCGCGGCGGTCAATTCATCCATACTGCGGTATGTCACCATGCGGTCATTACTGCGCACCGTCAACTCGCCGGAGGCGATGGCACGGTCGACGGCGTCAAGGTCGGAGGAAGTAAAGGCCATGCGGACTCCTTTTCGGAGGATTCAGGGTAATTCGTGGGCCGTCTCATTTCTTGTAAAAGTGAGACATTGACTTAATCTTGTTTTCTTGATCCAGTTATCCGGTACAGCGTCGCCCTGCTGATTTCATGCTTGCGGCACACGTCGCGGTGATTGCGGCCAGTGAAGTCGCGCCGCACGGCTTCGTCACGTGATCCGCGGATTTCGCGCTTGGTGATGTACAGCCCCCCGAGTTCGCTACACATCCCCTTGGCCAGCGCATCCGCCATCGGCAGCGCGACGGTTTCCGGCAGGCCAAGCGATGAGCGGATGATGCGTATCAGGGTGTTTCGGAAATTCACGGCAGCGTCCTGGTCGATGGTGTCGGCGTGATTCATAGCGCCCATTCTTCGCTCCCGAAATGATGCGACGGCGCCCTGCTGATTGCCGGCATGTGCGGCAATGGCGGCACGTCTGATTTCCTGGCATTGCCAGCAGCGCGAGCGGCCAGGTCGATACCTGACAGGCGCAGCGCGGCCAGCGCATAGACGGCACAGTCCAGTGCCTCATTTCGCGGCCGGGTCTGAACCCACTCCGCATAGGGGCGGGTGCCGCGCATCTTTGTGACAAGTTTTTCAGCAGTCAATTGAGCAAAATACTCATCATCGAATGCCGGCGAATTCGGAAAATGAATGTAGCCATGGCCTGGCTTGATGATCTTCAGGCGGGAAAACAGCAACGCCTTGGCCTGATCGACGCCGATCAGATGCACGGCAATTCCTTTTTTGCGTTGCAGGCGCAGACGCTGGCGCCGGGCTTTTTCGTCTTCGACAATTGGAACGCCACGTCCCGGCCGACCCTTGACGGCCATTGCCCAACGGCGCTTTTCGACAAACGAATAAACCATGCTGGTATTGTAGCCGGAGTCAATGGCTACGGCTTCCGGCGCCCATTCTTCAATCTCGGCAGCGAACCGGCGCCAGGTATCCGGGTGGGCAGTGTCGCCTGGCACGATGATATGGTCCATCGCCCACCCTTCTTCGCCTGCGTCCCAGTCAAAGATCGTGCATTCGATACGGTCTTTCTGCACGTCAGCCCCTGCCGTCCGCGCTAGGCTATCATGCTTCTCTTCGTACTCTTCCAGCCGGGAAAGCAAGCCGACCGGCTCGATATGGTCGCCCTGCTCCTCCCAACATTCGCCCAGGTGGGTATTGATGAAGGTGCGCAGTGTGCCCGGAGATTTGACGGCGTGCTGCCATTCTTCGGCCAGCGCCTTCCAGGACGGGCCAAGACCAATGGGTGCCAGCAGGGCGGTCAGGTGATAGCCGCGTATCGGGCGCTCGGGGTGGGTGGCGATCCAGCGGCCGGCGGCTAGCATCGCCGGCTTGTGGTGTTCGTGGATCTCACCTGAGCAATGCGCGCAGACATACCATGCCGCGGTGACGGCGCCATCGGCGGCCGTCCATTTGACACCATGCTTCGCTTCCGGCCCGCCCCATTCGAGCGGCTGGTATTCTCCGCAGTGCGGGCACGGCACATGGTAGCGGCGCTGGTCTGATTTCAGCCACTCGCGCTCAATAAGACTTTCGTGCCGTACCGTGGGCGTCGAGATGAACATCCGCCGGGCGCGGGCGAATGCCTTGGTCCGGCCCTTGGCCAGCGTTACCACGTCGCCTTCCTCGCCGACTTCGGGCGGGAAGCGGTCGAGGTCGTCCATGATGAGGTAACGCACAGAGCGTTGCGCGTAGGAGTTCGGCGAGTTGCCGCCGGCCAAAAACAACACGCCACCAGGGAAGTCGATCATGTCCTGGCGGTTGGCCGCGTCGCGCGAGCGCTGGCCGCCGAGCAACGCGCGAATTGACGGCGTTTCCGTAAGCAGCGGGTTCAGCTTCTGCGCCTTCCATGCGTCGCGGCTTTCCAGCGTCGGCATGAGCACCATTACCGGCGCGGGGGCATGGTCGATGACGTAGCCGAGAAAATTTACCGTTGCCTCAGTGACGCCGACCTGTGACGACTTCATAACTACGATGTCCTGCACCCGCGAATTCGCGGACAGGCAATCCATGATTTCGCGCAGAATCGGGTTGCGGGAAGTGCGCCAGCGGCCACGTTCTCCGGCCTGCTTGCCTGACAGAACGCGGTGATCGTCTGCCCACTGGCTGACAGTTAAGGCGCG